AGTATTTTTATGTGACCTCAAAGATTGCAAGGACGCAAATGAGTACTTAATTAAGTACGGGAAAGATGCTTTAAAAAGAGTTGTGCTTGATGCAATACCATGCCCAATAGAAAACGTGCTTAGAGTGTCTGATATGGCTTCAGACCTAGATGAATTCTATAAAAATGGAGTAAAGAATGGGTATAAGATTGGATTAAGTAGTTTTGATGGTATATTTTCAACATACACAAAGCAATTCATAGTCGTTACAGGTTTTCCATCAAGCGGTAAATCAGATTTTGTTGACCAAATGACCATAGGATACAATATGATGTATGGTTGGAAAACAGCTTATGCTTCTACTGAAAACTACCCACAATACCTCCACGTCGATAAGCTTGTGCGAAAGTTATATGGTAGCACACCAAAATACGAGGACACAAAGCAAAAAGACTGGAAAGAATGCGTTGAGCACATCAACAAAAACTTCTTCTTTATTGACTACGAAGATGGGTTTGACTTAGATAGAGTCCTTAAAAAAGGGGAGGAGTTGGTTAAAAGAATGGGTATCAGATGTTTGGTTATTGACCCATACAATAAAATAAGAGACAAGGATAACCTCAACATGAGTATAACAGACTACACAAACGTATACTTGAATAAAGTAGACACATTTTGTAAAAAACACGATGTGGTTTGCATACTAGTTGCACATCCAACTAAACCTCAGAACGATAAGGGAAAGCTTATTGAGCCAACATTTTATGATGTAAAAGGCGGAGGCGAGTTTTATGATATGAGTCCACATGGTATATTGGTTCATCGTGATTACGAAAATGCGAGTGTAAAAATAAAGGTTTTAAAAGTAAAGTTCTCAAACCTAGGGGAAAATCAAGCGCATGTTGACTACTGTTGGAACGTAAACAACGGAAGATACTCCGAATTAAAAGACGGAAACCCGATTTGGGATAATACAAATTGGATATCAACTAAAAACAATCCATACGAAATAACAAAGAGTTTGGATTTGGAATTTGAACAAATAAATATATAAATATGAAAACAATTATTTTAACTTTTATCATGGTGACGGCAACAATATATCATGCCGACCCAAAACAATGTAATGCTGACTACTTGACAACAGCATCGCTGAAAAAAATAAATTCACAATCACCTGGCTCACACAGATGGATAGCTGTTTCCAGGGATTTAGAGCCTCTTGGTTTTGTGTTCGGAGCGAAAGTATGTGTAGAGGGTGCAGGAGAAATGGACGGCATATGGACAGTAGAGGATAGAATGAACAAACGATGGAAAAACCGAATAGACTTCTTAGTTGATTATGATATTAAAGGAGGCAAATGGGAAAACGTCACAATATCTTTGGTAAATGAGCTTGATTAGAAACAGTAAAGAGGTTGTTAGAGCAATAGACTTTACAGGGGTACAAAATGGTGTCATACATCCATCAGATATAGATGCTGTTTTAGAATTTGACAATGATATTTTAATCTTGATAGAGGTAAAAAAGCGTGGAAACGAAATACCAATCGGTCAAAAACTACTACTTGAAAGAATATGCTCCTCATGGAGAACAAAGCGTAGCATTGTTTTAAAGGTAGAATACGACGATGTATATCCACAAGACCAAAACATACCATTAGATGGCTGTTATGTGACAGCATACTATCATAGATACAAATGGGTTAATACAAGAGAGCCCTATTCTCTTAAAAATTTCTTAAACTATCTAGGAGAAAGATGGCAAAACAAAAAATGCAAGTTTTAGAGAATATAGGAGAATGTATGAGTATATGCTTACAAAATAATATAAAAGTATACCCAATACCTTACGATTTAAACCATCTTAAAATAGAAGTTGATTATGATGGTAGAAAAAAACAAGGGGAAGAGATATACAATTGGAAGACTCAACAAAAACAATTACAAGATAAAATAATACAATTATATGAAATCCTTGCCAGAAATATACAAAGTAGGTGACAGGCAGTTTGTTTATGACCATAAGTCATTACAATATGCTTTTAGCACATACCAAAGGTATACTAACGAAGAATTTTTAGAAAACATAGTAGATATACTACACTTTGCTGTGTATGTGTGTTGGCTAAAAGAAATACCAAGCGATGAGTGTTTGGCAGATGATGGAATAATACACGAGTTGGTCCATCTTCTTCAAGAAAACACTATAAAACATAGTGATTTAGAAAATATTAGAAAAAACTTTAACAAAACTTTGATTATTTAAATTTTTTTTTATACATTTACTAAAATCAATGTTTAGGAAATGTTTGACTCTATAGTAGAATCAGTAAAAAACAAGTACACAGACAGGAGTATTAAAGGTATTGAAAAGTACAACACTACTCTTGCTGATAACATGAAGGACCACTTCTTGAAACACCTTCAAGAAGAGCTCATGGATGCTACTTTGTATATTGAAAAAGAGCTTACTATACAAGACAGAAAGCTGAACATGGTTTCTGAGTTTAATAAAACTTATGAAATCCCAATAAGGAAAACACCTTCTAAAATTGACAAGGACGAGTATGTGTTAAATCACAAGCTAATGCTTGAGGAGCTTAACGAATACTTAGTTGCGTGTCAAGACGAAGATATGGAAGAGATAGCGGACGCTGTTGTAGATATGATGTATATATTATACGGAATTATCTTGAGACATGGACTGTCTACTATTATATTCGATATGTTTGAGGAGGTGCATAAATCAAATATGAGTAAACTAGAAAATGGTAAGGTGCTCAGACGCTCTGACGGCAAAATAATGAAGGGCTCTGAATATTTCAAACCAAACCTAAAGCAGTTTTTATAGTATGGAACAAACAACAAATTACATAGAAAAGGTACTAGGTTACAAAACCTGGAGTGACAAAAGAAAAATAGACGCTTTGCTTGAGTATGACTGTAATATGTACACAAACTTAGGGTCAGAATCAACTAAGACACAGGTGCAAGATGTAAAAAAGAAATCAAGAGCCATATATAGAGCTATATCAAAAATAGATTCTGACGATGGCAAAAAGTTATTGTACCACATGGATAGAGACTAAAATGGAATCAACACCTCGTCAAAAATACTTAACATCAACTTTTGACAGAATGCACGACAAATTAAATAATGCATTTGAATATATTTTTGACGGCGATTTCGAAGACTGTAAGAACACTGTGAACTCCCTGATTTATGACCTTCGACAACTTAAAAAATCAATGGAGCCATGAAGAAACGAGTTTATCTAACAGAAGACGAAGCCAAAGCACTTGGTATTCGACCAAAACAACCACAACCAGGAAGAACTAAGTTCCGATGTTTTCTTGACCAGCAACAACAAATGGAGCTGAACAAGGTCAGACATAGTGGAGTCTATGAATATTGTAAGCAAAGAGGCATAGACTTCTCATCTGTAAAAGAGTATTGGGACAAAACCAAAGAGTACTCTGTAAAAGTAAGGCCTGATGTTATATCATACAACGATATATCTAAAAGGATTATTGAAGAGATGGATAACCACTCTCCATCTTATCATCCAATAGAAAGACAAAAGCAAACAAACCCTCATCTACTTGTGTTAGACCCAGCTGATGTCCATATTGGGAAGTTAGCTACAAGTTTTGAGACAGGGGAAGATTACAACCAACAGATAGCGGTTAAAAGAGTAAAGCAGGGTATAAAAGGAATATTGAGCAAGGCTTCGGGATTTAACATAGAAAGAATACTATTGATTATAGGAAACGACATACTACATATAGATACGCCAAAGAGAACGACTACAAGTGGAACTCCACAGGATACAGATGGTATGTGGTATGAAAACTTCTTGAATGCTAAAAAGCTTTATGTAGATGTTATAGAAAGCTTACTGACTGTAGCTGATGTTCATGTAACATACAACCCATCAAATCACGATTACACAAACGGATTCTTTTTAGCAGACGTTATATCATCTTGGTTTAGAAAGTGCGAAAACGTTACGTTTGACGTTAGTATAAAGCACAGAAAGTATTTTAGCTATGGTCAAAACCTTATAGGAACGACTCATGGAGACGGAGCAAAAGTACAAGATTTACCACTACTGATGGCTGTTGAAGCAAACAAGGAGTGGAGTAAATCAAAACACAGGTATGTATACACGCATCACGTTCATCACAAGAACGCAAAAGATTACGCAGGGGTTACGGTAGAAAGTTTACGAAGCCCATCTGGAACAGATTCTTGGCATCATAGAAATGGATACCAACACAATCCGAAGGCGGTTGAAGGGTTTTTACACCACCCGAAGTTTGGACAAGTAGCAAGGTTAACACATATATTTTAATACAATGATTATAGACGACAAAACAACAGAAAAAATCGATAACAAGGTAAAAGATGGTAAAATGAAAAAAGGCTTTTGGGCTGGATTGGTTTCTTTCTTTTTAGCCAAAATTTCTCATCTTCTTATTACATTTGCTATTGGGCTTTGGTTTGGGTTGTTTATGCAGCCGCTTGGAGAGATAAGTTGGGCAATTATAAAATTCATTGATAGTCCTATCATTGGTTTAATTTATTTAATTTTTGTTACACGTTGGATTTATTTTAAATTAACAAGGTAGATATGGATTGGCATATGCTTTCTTTTTCGTTTAGATGGCCTCACGAGGGTATGGTTTTGGGGTTTGAGCTCTTTGACCCATCCGATGAGCAGCCATACAGCACGATGCGTTTTCACTTTTTGTTAGTAACTTTAAACTATGAATTTGGTAACGGAACACCTCCTTTTTCATAATTTTCGTTATCTTTGTCATAACAAAGATTCTTTTTGACACCCTAGCCAACTATTGTCATTAGTTTTCTATTCTTTGTTATTTGTTTTCATAAGAGAAAAACCCTCAGGAACTGCCAAAAATACTGAGGGTTTTTTCGTTAA